TTAATAATTTTCCAAAAGAAAATTTTTCAATATATGATAGTCACACTTCAAAGTTCGTCGTTCCTCCTAGGATTCCTTATACTAATCAAGTATTATATGCGTATGACGGATCTAAATTTGTGTTGATGTCTGAAATATCTACAGATGTTAGGTATTATTTAGTTGGTGAAACATCATGCCTATTGTTAAAGCATAGAATGAATAGTAATTTGGATAACATGGACTTTAATACTAATTATCCACCATTGTATTATAAACAAGGCGTCCCAGGTTGCGGAAAAACTACAAAGTTGATTAGTGTGTTTAAAAATCAAAAGACTACATATTTGACTATAACGAGGAAAAGTAAAGATGATGTTAGAAATGCTTTAATTAAGAATTATGATAAATCCGTAAAAAATTCTGTTAAAACTCTTGCAAGTGCATTATTGAATGGAATAGGTAATGAACAAATAATACTTTTTGATGAATGTAATATGACGCATCTTGGTTCTATCTTAGCAATAGCTGCGTTATATAAAGCAAAGGCAATAATTTGTTTAGGTGACGATCAACAATTATCTAATATTGAACGTAATGCCTTAAATTGTGCACACTATGACATATTAGATAAAGTAGGTATATATTTGGGTAAATTTAAAATATCTTATAGATGTCCTCTGGATGTTTGTGCATTATTTGAAAATGAATATGGTATTGGTAATTTCTTAAGTACTAAACCATTTATTGAATCTACTATGCATGTAAAGCACTATAATTCTTTTGAACAAATATTGAATGAAATTAAAGATATAGATGATATTCATATCATCACATTGAATCAGGCTGAAAAATCACGATTAATACAATTCGGATTTAAAAATGTTACAGATGTCAATACTGTGCATGAATCTCAATGCATGTCAGCGAAACATATCGTTTTTATTCGCGATAATGATAAAATTAGTGAAGAACTATATAAAAATCCAAAACATTTTCTAGTTGCTTTAACTAGGTATACTCATTCTTTCACTTATTACATAAAAACATCGATGCATACTGATTATTACGCGGAAAGAATTAACAATAATAAAACATATTGCCGT